TATTTAACTTTAAGTTTCCTAAGAACTTTATACCTAAAGAGGTTGCTGACAAATATCGTCCTTATTTGAACAGATTACCAGGTAATATAATCGAAGAACCTATTGATTTCATTAATTATACTATCCAAGGTGTTTCAATGCCAGGTATTTCATATACACCTGCTGAGCAGAATTTCAATGACGGTACTACAGTGTATAAAAGAGGATACCAACCGGTTCAAAACTTAATTAACAGAGAACTAACAGTTACAATGCAGTTATTAGACGGCTTTATTAACTATTGGATTCTTTCAGATGCTTTATTGTACCATTATAACAGACAGAATGAAAAGTCTTATATTGACGACCTTAAGTTACAACTATTAGATGCCGAAGGTATTCACTTAATGTCGGTTGTATTTGAGAAGCCTATTATGAATTCTATTTCTGAGCTTGACCTTAATATGGCACAAAATGTAGCAGAGTTTAACACAGTCAGTGTAACATTCTTCTATAACAAGTTCAATTTGATTAATGAATTACAGTGATATATAATAATATGAAAACTTTTTTAACATACTTAGAAGAACAAAACGTAACTCAAGCTGACCTTCAAGCTATCAATGAGTCACTAGAACAGGAATGGACACCTGAGCTAGAAGCTAAAATTGATGAAGCTGTCGATGCATTCTTAGCTGATTACGTAAATGAAGATGGTTCTTACGACTTAGAAAGATTCAATGCTGAGGTAACTAACGAAGGAGTTCTTGGTTCAATCATCGGTGGTCTTACAGGTTTTGCACTGGGTAAATCAGTTGGTAAGATTGTTGCTAAAGTACTAGGTATTCAAAAAGGTGTATTCTACGATTTATTAACTTCAAGACTAGTTGGTGCCGCTCTAGGCGCAGCGCTTGGTAAAAAGCTTTAATTTGAATCTAGTCGCAATAGATTATTCTATCAACTCCCCGGGTATCTGTCTTCTTAAAGACGGAAAGCCTTACTATATTTCATACATCAAACCTAAATCAGGGACAAAGAAGCAACAAGCACTACAGGAAGAGATGAATCTTCTTAATGATGTTACTCTAATAAACCAACCTGAACCAAACGTTGATAAACAAGAATTAGCTAGAGTCATGAGACACCGAACAATTGCTGAAGGTATCTGTGACTTAATAGCTGAGCATACAAATCCAGATGAGGAATATAAAATCTATTTTGAGGGTTCTTCTTACGGGACCTCTCGCTTTGGAACAAACTCTCTTATTGATTTGGCTTCTGCTAGCTCTATCTTAAAATCATATTTGATTGATCGCTTCAATGTGACTGTACTCGAAGTCTATGCCCCAACCACAATTAAGAAACATGCTGGTAAGGGTAACATGAAAAAGATGGAGATGTGGGAAAAGTACATTAATGATGAGTCAAATCGTGAGTCGGGTCTTTGGAACTTTTGTCAACAATTTAAGGAGGACAAAAAGATTATGAAGCCCCTAGATGACCTTGTGGATGCTTATTTTATCATGTCTTACGTTAGGTCCCTTTAAATTGTATTTTACCCTCAGGCATAAAACCATAACTTATACGAGCATATTGGTATGTTTGTTTCATTTTAGGGTAAAAATATTTAAAAATAATAAGGTAGTATGTTATTATGAAACAAAAAAGAATAGTTCCATATAATATACATGAATAAAAATATACTTACACCAAGTCAATTAACAGAACTAAGTCGCGCTGTAGAATTAATGGTAAATTCAGAAATGATTACCGTTGAGGAAGGTGTTGACTTTCTAGGGAAAGCAGGGTTGACTCAAGTAGAGGGTTCTACATGGGTTGATACTACTGGAACTAAATACGTCTTTGCATAAGACAAAACTATTTTTGAAACCTTTTTAAAAGTAGATATATAAATAGAGTTAAGAAACTCAAAAGGTAATTAACAGGATAAACAGTTTAACAAATTAAAGAATTAAAGGAAACATGGCAGATTTTGACATTTTCAATTTGAGCGTCAACGATGTTGAAACTCACAAAGCAGCAGCGTCAAACACAAATGACGTAATCTACAAACCATCAGCAGACGATGGTATGGATGGTACTTACAAAGCACTTATTCGCTTCGTACCAAACCCAGAAAACCCACGCAAATCATTAGTACGCAAGTACGTTCACTGGTTGACTGACCCATCAGGTTCAGGTCGTCTAGTTGATTCTCCTACTTCAGTTGGTGAGAAGTGTCCTATTCAAGACGCATTCTTCCGCCTACGTAAGTCTGATTCAGCAATCGACCGTAAGATGAGTGAAAAACTAAAGCGTCGTGAGCAGTACTACTCTCTGATTAAAATCATTAAAGACCCACAAAACCCGTCAATGGAAGGTCAGTATATGATTTACAAGTTTGGTTACAAAATCAAAGAAAAGATTGACGAAGAATTGTCACCAGCATTCGGTGAACCAACTCAAGTATTTGACCTGTTTGAAGGTAAAAACTTTGAGCTAATCATTACTCGTCAAGGTGATTACAATAACTACGATAAATCTAAATTCTCTGCAAGTACATCTCCAATTATGGTGGGTGATTCACCAGCTGAGCGTACACCAGAGTCTATGCAAGCTATTAAAGCTGAACTAGAAAGTGCTCCATCACTTTCAACTTATGAGTACAAGCCTTGGGACGATTCAGTTCGTGACTTTGTAAACCAAGTGCTAAGTCAGTACGTTACTAATCCAGGTCGTTCAATGGGGTCTGTTACAGCACCCGCATCTGCACCGACGCCGACTGCAACAACAGTTACAGAAACTGCACCAACACCAGCTCAACCAGCTGCAAGTGCAACAGTTAGTGATGATGACGACCTTGACTCATTCCTAGATGGACTCGATATCTAATCTCACAGAAGAGCTTAAAGGTAAAATTAGAAGCTTAGTAAAAGAGGTGGCTGTGCGTGAGCATGGTCACCCTTCTAAGCAAATGATAAAGGAGATGCCAGGTCGTTTGACTTTGGCTTGTCCTTATTGTGGTGACTCGACTACAGACCATACAAAGAAAAGATGTAATCTGTATTGGGACACCCTACAATTTCATTGCTATAACTGTGGTGAACATGGTGATGTATACCGTTTATTAAGAGACCATGATTTAAGACTTAGAGATGGAGATGATTCCATAAAAGTCATTGAGTACATTAAGTCTCGCAAGACTGAAACCAAGCAGATTGAAACAATGAAGCATGGTATTTATGTCAAGGCTAACGAAGCAGCGATATCAGTATCAGACTTTAAGAAACATTTTAAAGCACAGTCCATTGAAGTTGGTGACTATGCTTGGTTTTATTTAAAGGGTCGTGCACTACACCACAAATCCGAAGAGTTTCTATATTCGCCGTTTGGCCAGAACCTATGGATTTTAAATAAAACACCAGACGGTAAAATATTAGGTTGTCAGAGTAGAAAGCTTGGTAAGTACAAATCAAGATACCTTACATACGATATGGGTAAGCTGTATTCAGAAATGGGTAAAGACTTTCCGTTTGAAGGTGATGAACTTATTTCAGTTAATAAGATTTCAACTTTGTTCAACATTATGCGTATAGACATGACTAGAGACGTTACTCTTTTCGAGGGACCTCTTGATGCAATGTTTATGGCAAACTCTATGGCTCTTGCGACTGCAGGTCGTTCAACAACAGAACTAGACGAGATACCAACAACTCGCTATATGTTTGATAACGATGAAACAGGTAAGCAAAAGATGATAGAGAAATTAAAGAAGGGCAAATCAGTGTTTATGTGGTCTAAATTCCTACAGGATTATAAACTGAATATATACAGTGATGATATAAAAGATTTGAATGATTTAGTACTTAAGTGCTTTGAACTCAAGTCTCCGGCTCTAAAAAATATAGGCAATTATTTTACAAACTCTAAGTTAGATGCTTTGTACTTATGATTGATTTTAACCTAATGATTGAAGAAGAATTTGACGACTTCTACGAAGAAAGTGAGAAGCATAAAAATTTGAAAATGTTCATTGAATTTGATGACCTTGATACTGAATACAAAGGCAAGGAAATTAAGTTCAATGCACCTAAGTTTAAGAAAAGACTGAAAGCGAGTAAATGGATTCCTAAGTCCAATAACAAATCATCATTATTCTAATGTCAACAGAAAATAAAGTAATTAAGATAGACACATACTTGAACGAGCAACGTCAAGATTGGACCGCTAAGATCCGTGAGCTTGCTAAGTGCTTTAAAGATGTTGACTTACTTAATCAGGCTATGGTAGAGATTCCATCATACCGTCAAATTATTATTGAGCAGATTGCACAGCTTAATATTAAGATTAAGCAACAGGAAGCAAAGCTTTCTAAAACATATAAAAACTCATACTTGAAGTATTTCGAGTACGACTATAAATTAACGGACAAACAAAAAGAATCATTCTTAAAGGCAGACATGTCTGAGGACAATATGGTTCTTGGTTTGTTAACCACGCAAATGGATTTCTTGCGTGAATCGGTGAAGACTCTAGATAATATGAGCTGGGCCGTTCGTAATAAGCTACAACTACAAGGGCTGTAACGAGAATAAAAATAGTTTCATTATGAATGGAGCTAACTTTAACTGACGACAATCAGTTCTTACGTATAGATAAGGCCAGTGAGATTGAACTTGAACAGGTTACAATTTCACTGACTCGTCGTATAGAAACATGGCGTTTCAATCCCTTGGTTAAAAAAGGTATTTGGGATGGTTATGTTTCATATGTTAAAGATGATAAGTGGATTCCTGCTGGTTTATGGCAAGAGGTCACAAAAATCTGCAAACAGTACAAATACGATATTAAAATCAACGGTGTAACTAGATTGTTTGACAAAGACATTTCAGCTGAAAGCTTTGAAGAGTGGGCTAATGACTTTTTTGAAGGTCATCCTGATGGTATTAAACCAAGAGACTATCAAATCGAAGCGGCATATAATATTTTAAAGTTTAGAAGGTCTCTTTCTGAATTAGCAACATCTGCTGGTAAAACTTTAATCTCATTTCTTACAGTAGCCTATATGCTTGAAAAAGAAAAGGCTAAGAAGATTCTGTTTATTGTACCGAACGTATCGCTTGTTGTTCAGGCAAGTGAAGACTTTGGTGAGTACAATCACGAAAACAGAGTTAAGATACTTATACAGCAAATCTATGCTGGTCAAAAGATTAAGGAGAATAGAAATGTAGTTATTGGTACATACCAGTCTTTAGTTAAAAAGCCTAAGGAATTCTTTGATGATTTTGAGGCAGTTATTGTAGATGAGACACATAAAGCAAAATCTAATTCTATCAAAACAATTCTACAGAAATGTAGACATGCTACATATAAATATGGTCTTTCCGGTACAATACCTAAAGAGAATACATTAGACCGTTTAACACTAATGTCTCAAACAGGACCTTTAATTACAGAGATTAAGGCAAACTTCTTACAGAAAGAAGGTCACATTGCTGGTTGTAATGTGAATATTATTGAAATGGATTATGCTACCGAAGAGACTAAAAAAGCCTTTATGGAGCTTGCAACTAATAGATACGACTCTAAAGATGTATTTCCACTTGAACAGAATTATGTAATCAATTCACCAGGTCGTATTAATTTCATAACAAAGGTTATTTCTAAAATACCTAAAAACTCTTTGGTTCTTTTTCATAGAATCGAACATGGTAAAAAGCTGTATGAAATGTTACGCCAAAGAAGTGATAAAAGGGTGTACTATGTTGACGGTGGAACTAACACTGATATTAGAGAGGAATATAAGGCTAAAATGGAAGCGGGTGATGACGTGGTTATTATAGCCAGTTATGGTACATTCTCGACGGGTATTTCTATTAAAAAAATACACAACATTTTCTTTACAGAGTCATTCAAATCAGAAGTAATTATTAGACAGTCAATTGGTCGTGGTTTAAGACAACACGAGTCAAAAGATTCTGTAAACATCATAGATTTTGTAGATGACCTTACAACAGATGACTGGCAAAACTATCTGTACAGACATGGTATTGCTCGTAAAAAGATATATCGCCAAGAAAAGTTTAATTACAAGGTTAAAAAAGTCCGTTTTGAAGGAGATATATAACATTAAGATATTATACTATAAAAATAAAGTATCATTATATAATGAAAAAAATCGAATCATTTAAGTCTTTCTCTCAACTGCAGAATCAATTAAGAGAGGAAGCTAGACTAAAAGAAGTTGCAAGTAAACGTGAAGCTTCTACCGCAGCGTTTAATGAACTACTATCTAAGTACAATGCATCTTCAATCACAGATATCAACGAAGAAGACCTTGATGCATTTATGACAGAGCTAACAGCTGAAGGTAACGCCTTTGGTGCTGCAAGAGCAGAAGCTATTGCTAAAGGTGAAAAAGAGTTTGAAGTTGACGGTGAAAAACTACCAGTTGAAGACGTTGATGCTGAAGACGAGGAAAACGCAGAAGAATTTGCTAACGAGTCAGTGGTTAATGAAGATACTACTATTTTTGAAGCAACAGTTGAGCTAGACGCATTAGACCCAAAATCTAAAGACCTTGCAAAGCTACTTAAGAAAAATAAGGTAGAAATGGAAATCGTTTCTTATGGCGGTCCAACATACGGTACACAAGTTGTTGTATTAACAGGTAAGAAAAAAGATCTTCAAACTGTAATGGCTGATTGTGATTACGGTTGGTGTATGGATAACTCTGAGTCTGATGAGTTTATCGAAGAGTCTACTAAAGTAGATTTTATGAATGAAGCACTAGATGCACGTTCTCAAAAAGATGCGGTTAGAGGTTTAGCAGCTATTAATAAATTTATGGCAGCTCACCCGGCATTTGCAGGTGGTAAAACAGTAGCCGACCAAACAATTGCATGGTTATTAAAAGAAGCTCTTAAAGCTGCAATGATTGACGCTAACTTTAGTCAAGAGGCTAATCAAGCTGCAAGAGCAATTAACTTTGCAAACTTCATAGCCCCAACTATCTTTATTAAGGAAATGGGTGGTATGCCAATCCAGATTAGCAAGAGGATAATGATGGAGAAGGTGTATGAACTAGGTACTGAAATAGCTAGAGGTGTTAAATATAATGGATATGCTATTATTGAAGCTGTTGCACTTTACATGGAGTCTAGATTTAAAAAGAATTCATCAGCTACAGCACTTAGAGACACATTAAATAAATTTTTAGGTGAAGCTAACGAACTAGATATCAAAGTACAAAGAATCAACGAAGGTTCAGCTTTTAACACAGCGAGACTAAAAGCGATTGCTGACGATAAGGACGAGTTTGAGTTTGACGGTAAAACTTATCCAGTAAAGTCTGTTGATAAGGAAGATGAAGAGCTAGCTGATGAAATTACAGAAGCGTTAGGTTCAGGTAATAAGAAGCATGCATCAAGCAAACTAATGCAGGCTAAAAGAAGTTTAGAAAATACTTTTGACCCAGATATAGACGCGCCATTAGATGTTAAATCATTTGGTTCAGATATCAAAAAAATGGTAAAGCAACTAGAGGTTATTCTTAAAAAACAAAAAGAATTTGAAGGTTCAGTAACTGAAGCATTAGACAAAGAAACTATGAAAAGAATGTCAGGTCTAACAGATACAAGAGACCTACGTGATTTTAGATCAGCTTTCCTATCAATCGTACAGTCACACATTGACGAAGGTTTTGAATTTGACGACGTTATTGAATTTATGAACTCAATCATGAGGGACCCTAACATAAGAAAGCAACTACAAGAATCATTAATTTCTGAAGGTAGAGCGTTTGCAGCCGCAGCTAAGAAGGCTAAAGATGCTGGTGAAGAAGAGTTTGAATTTGACGGTAAAACTTACCCAGTAACTATTAAAGAATCACAGGAAGTGATTGAAGAAGGTTACGAAGAAAGAAAACTAGAAGACGCTAAGGAATTTATTAAGAAGGCTGAAGGTAAAAAAGTTAAGCTAACTATTTACGAAGGCGGTTCTGAATCAGAAATTATAGATACTTTCAAAAAAGGGTCATACGGCCTTCACAAAATTGATTACATGGGATTTGACTTTGATGAAGAGTTAAAATCTATTGAAAATGGTGATGGTATGATTATGGGTGTTAGACCTGGTATGTTCCTTAAATGGAAAATCGGTAAAGGTAGACATGGAACTACTTGGTTAATCGAGGTACTATAAAAAACTATTAAAAAAGTCTGACATAATTTTTTTATGTCGGCTTTTTTTCTTATATTCATATTATGAAAAAGGTAAAACTATTTGAAGCGTTTATTGGCGAAGGTGTCTTTAGAACATACAACGAGCTTGTAGGCTATGAGTACAGAGAGTTTGTAGATGGTTTTAAGAAGCTTCATAAAGATAACGTAGTAATCACTGATAACAAAGAAGATGTCGACTACGGTATGCGTAAAGGCTCTAAAGAAGCCCTTTGGAAATACTTTAAAGACGAAGGTAGAATTTACCATTCTGAAAAAGACAGAGATGTATTAGGTCTTATTAATGCATTTAATATGGTGAAGAAAAACCATCCTTGGTCAAAATAACAAAACAACAAAATGAAAAGGGTTAGACTATTTGAACAATTCTTAAATGAAAGAACAGCAGACTACAAATATTTAGTAGATCTATTATTAAATGCTGATTTAAAACACAGTGTTTATTATAATAATTCTTGGAGAGTTGTTAATGTAGGTGGGACTGGTTATGATAAAGGTGATTTAGTTAAACAGTTCAATGCTAAGCCAGGTCAATCTCAAAAAATTAAAGATAACTTCTATTTAGCAGCTCAAAACCCAGATGAAACTATAAACCAAATTGATAAGTTAGCAAAGGGTAAAATTGAAGTAGAGCAGGACGGTAAGTTGTTAAAATATACAGTAAAATAATATGAAAAGGGTTAGACTATTTGAAGATTTTGTTAACGAAGCAAAAGTTAACAAAGGTAAAGTTCATAAAGCAGCAAAAGACGCTAGCTATCCAGTGACACTTGTAGTGATTGACGGTAAAAAAGTTGTTCACCAAGAATTGGTAGAGACTCCAATGGCAGTTCCAGCTTCAATGTCAGTATTAAAAGACAAGTACCCAAACCTTAAGATTCATGTAGAATCTAAAACAGGTGAAGTTGTATTTGTTCAAGAATCAGCTGAAATTAACGAAGGACAGTATCTTAAAAAATTAGATAGATTAGCAGTTAAGTTTGAAGGTGAAATGGGATTTGCAACTTTGTCTGAGGATGATATGGATAAGTACATTAATATAGATATGGCTAATGAACTTGCAGAAGAAATGTTCGGTGAGTTTGGTTTTGCAACTTTAGATGAGGACCAAATGGAAAAGGTTCTTAAAAAGAATCCAAAGATAATTAAATAATGAAATTACTTGTTTCTTTTAATGAGTTTCTTTTAGAAAAAGCTCATAACTCATATAACGCTGATTTAATCTTAGAAGGTGGCGCAGCTGGTCATATGATGCACCCATTTGATGATAAGGGTCTTACTTTTGATGACTTTAGAAAGTTTATCGAGGCAGGTCTTCAAGGTGAAATGACTTTTGACGAAGAGCCAACTGAAAAGACTGATGGTCAAAACGTATTTGCTACTGTTAAAGACGGTCAAGTTCTTTTTGCTAGAAACAAGGGACAATTAATGGCGCCTATAGATTTAGCGGGTATTACAAAAATGTTTGCTGAGCACAAATCTGAGTTGGTTAGGGACACATTTACATTCGCTGCTCAAGATTTATCATCATCACTTACTAAATTAAAACCAGCTGACCAAGAAAAGTATTTTAACAATGGTAAGAACTTCATGAACATGGAGCTTATCTATTCAAAGAACCCTAACGTAATCAACTACGATAGAGATGTTATTCAATTCCACGGTATTAAAGAGACTGATGGTGAGGGCAACATTATTGGTGATATGGGTGCAAGGTCGGCTAAAGAGATTGCAAAGCTTTTAGACAATGTTAATGCAAGAGCTGGTAAGGTATTCAACATTATTCCACCCCAGGTACTTAAGCTACAAAAAGATATTGATTTCGAAACTCGTAAACCTTATTTCATGAAAAAAGTAGATGCACTTCAAAAGAGGTACAATCTAACAGGCCATGACGAGGTTGCAAGATACCATGAAATGTGGTGGAGAGAACAAATTGAAGAAAACTTTGGTGACCTTACACAAGATAAGAAAGAGGGATTACTACTTAGATGGGCATATAAAGACAAGAAGACTCTAAACATGAGAACTCTTGCGAAAGAAGTGACTCCGGAACAAATGGAAGCTATTAAAAAGTTTGATAAAGAGGACCTTAGTAAAAAGTACAAAGAAAACATTAGACCATTTGAAGACCTTTTCCTTGAATTAGGTTCAGTCATTTTAAAGAATGCTTCTAATTTTGTTGCAGCATCTCCAGACGCGGAAATGCAAAGACTGCATAATCAAATTAGAAAAGAGGCTGACAAAATTAAAAAGGGCGGTGACATTGAGCAAATTGAAAAGGTAGAAGCCGAGCTTGAAAGACTAAATAGAATCGGAGGTATTGAATCAATCATTCCAACAGAGGGTTTAGTGTTCAAGTATAATGGCAAAATATATAAGTTAACGGGAACCTTTGCTGCGATTAATCAGCTAATGGGTATCATTAAATACGGTAGATAACAATTAAATATGGCACTTCAAAAACTAAGGGACTATTATAACGAAACGTCTAGAAATCATTTTTATAAAATGCTAGAGCAAAAGATTCACGTTGTTGAGAAATTAGCAGCGTCGTCTTTTCACGTTAAAGCAAGTGATATTAAAAACGAATACTATAAGTCTGGTCAATCAACACCTCTTAATGTTATTGACAGAACAATCGTTAGTTTTTATGAACCTGCTATTATGCACTTTAAAGGTCTTCCTATGGAAATTAGAGAAGAAATGCCTAAAGATTGGAAGTTTGGATTTGACTATTTAATTGACGGTGAAACTCCCAACTTCAAGTACTCACTACTTCCTAAAAACAATTTAGTACTTACACACATTCAAGTATTAAATCCAACTAATGAGACAGTTTCTAAAGTAATTAGAGATACTCAGGTTCTTAATAAATGGGCAGAAAAACTAGAGGTTCAAAAACCACCAGTTATTTTTGAGGGTCAATTGAGCCACAACCAAAAGGAGGATCTTGTTAAAATGTTAGAGCTTACTGATGATGAGTTTGCTAGAAAATATGAAGACAGGTCTTTTACAAGAGATTTGTTCTCAATTTTTAATTCAAATCTTAGGAATTCAGCACTTCAAGAAAATCTTGATAGTGAAATTGAAGGCTTGGTAGTTTCATTTGTAGACGGTAAAAAAATGACGCCGTTTAAAATTGAAGATTTTAGAAAAATTAATGAATCAGCTGGCCCTAGAAAGTCATCAGATATTTACCAAATCACTATTGTAGATTTAATTGAGTATCTATCTGAATATGATTTTAAAAAGCATAAATTAGTTAAAGAAGACAAGTACCGTAGGTTCCTTGAACTTATGTCAGAAGTGTTCAATAACTATATCAAAGAAAATGCACCTAAATATATTGGTGTTAACTTTGAATCAGCAGACTTTGCTAAAAAAGAATCGTTTAAGCTTAATACTTCATTTATAGAAAATGAAGAAACGATTAGACTTACGAATAATCCAGTATTAGCAGAGCTGTTTAAAATTACACTTAGCTCATTTAAGGCTAAGAGAACAAAAACAACGGACATCCTATCTGAAGATATGGTCAATCAAATGAATGAAATTGTTGAAGCTATTGATTCACATGTGTCTGCAAAAATAGAAGAAGGTGACGTGTTAGATTTCCAGAACTATATCAAAAAAGATAGAATTGATGCTTCTGTAAACGAAGCAAGACGCGTATTTACAGTAAAACACCCTGAACAAGGTAAGAAGCTTGTAAATATGTTTGTTGGTAGATTCCAACCATTTACATTAGGCCATGCTAAAGTGGTAAAAACAATTCACGAACAAAACGGTTACCCTGTAGTAATCTTCCTAGTGAAGTCAGTTTCTAAAAAGAAAGAAGACGGTTTTAAAAGACCTTACGATGAGCAAACACAGCTTGAAATGCTAAACGCTCTTAAAAGAGAACTTCCGATTGAAGAGGTATACATTATTAACTCAGCAGGTATTGACCTTATGTTTAACGAAATGAGACCTAAGTACGAACCAGTTTTATGGGGTACAGGTACTGACAGATTAAAAACGTATGGTTACCAGGTTGATGAGCCAAAATACAGGTCTCAATTAGATGTTAGACCAGACTTTGGTTTATTTGAGATTCCAAGAACAGGTAAAAACATTTCAGCTACTCAAGTTAGAGAAGCAATGTTAGCTGGTGACGAAAAGTTATTTAAGAAGCTTACACCTAAGTCTATTCACGGTATGTACAACGACCTTAAATCTAAATTAGAGCAAGCAATGGCGTTAGCAGAGTCAAATGAAACAATCATGACATTTGAACAATTTATTGCTAATATATAATAAAATACAATCATAGTAAGATGTTTGAATCTTTTAACGACTTTACAAATAATGACATGCCTTTAAATGAGGGCATGTTCTCGTTTAAAACCTTAGGTGATAATAAGGCAATCAGTGCTAGGTCAGGTGCTGATATTTACATGTTTGATGATAAAGGAAACATGTGGCATGAAGAAAACTATGAAGGTTATGGTATCTTCGGTGGTAAAGACTATTTTGAGCTAATGGCCGAAATGAATGGTGAAGAAGGTAGAGATATCGGCATTGACCTTTACTACAGCGATAATAAAAAAGTTTTATATCCAGCTTTAACAAGAGACGAAGACTTCAACTGGAAAAGACATAAGTTTACTACTAAGATTAAGTCAGACCCTAAGCAAGGTTGGTTTTATGAATCTGTAGTTAATGAAGCAAGCGTTACGTTTACAGCAGACCAATTAAACGGACTTCATAGAATTTTGGTTCTTAAAATGGACCAAGGTGAAAGAATTGCGGGTGTATACGGATATACTTTAAATACAATGCTTTCTAACTATATAAAAAGAGCAGAGTCTAAACCGGGTAACAAAACGGCAGTAAAGGTTGATGATAAATTAGCAAACGCTATGGACCAACTTCTATCTAATAATGATAATCATTTATCATCAGATGACGAAGCCTATGTTAGATCAAAAATTAGTAAAATAGTGACTGAATCAACAATTAATGAAGCTAAGTCAATTGCTAAGATTCAAAAGGAATGGGGTAATGTTACCGCAATTATGAAAGACGTTGTTGCTAAATATAAGAAAGCAGAAGGTCAAGAAAAAGAGGACTTATTAGACGAGCTTAAATCTTTAACAGCTTCTAAGAAACAACTTGAAGCTGAATTAGATGCAGCGGTTGGTCTTAAAGATATTGACGCTGAATTAGCAGAGGGCATGACAACAGAAACAGTTGACGAGTCTATTAAAGCTGAAGATATTAAACCAGGTGCTGAATTTAAAATTAAAGGAGGTACTGTTTTTAGAGTTGATGATGTTGAAGACCACAAAAAGCAAGGTCTGATAGTTCATTCAAGCATGTCTGACTCTGGCAAGAAAAACGCATACCGCGATAGCCTAGATGATTTTGTAGAATTTTTGAATGACGAAAAAGCAAAGATGTTAGAAAATGCAACAGAAACTCGTGGCACAATCGAGTTAGTAAGCGAATCGTACAACGAACTTAATGAAAGAACGGTTACACTTAAAAGAAGATATACTGAAAATTACCCAGCAGTTACAGCTGGTAAATCAGCAAGAATTAGAAACAAAATGCTAGAAGCAATCGCTGATGGCAAAATCACTCAAGAAGAGTTTAACGCTATCTTAAAAGAAATGTCTAACCACCCAGGTAAGTGGTCAAGAAGAAACGCTAAGTACTTTAACGTATCTGAAGACGGTATTTCACTATCAAAGTTTGGTAAAAGAGCTCTTAAGCAAATTACAATTAACGAAGACGATATGAATGAAGCTAGAGAACACTGGGTTGTTTATACAGGTGAAGCTATGAAAAAGTTTTACTCAGAACACACTGGTAAAAAGTCGGCTGAAAAAATGGTAGACATGGCCTCAAGAGTACTGAACCAAGTAGGTATGATGACTAAGAGTGAATGGGAAAAAGAAAAAGAAGCGGGTAACGTTATGGAAAACACTAAATTTGTATTTGAATCATTCTCTGAATTCGAATCTAACACAATTAATGAAGGTGCATTTGTTGTATGGTATGAAGATAAAGAAGGCAAGCACCTTCTAGGTACATTCCATAATAAAAAAGCAGCGGACAAGTACAAGTCAGAAGAAGAAGATGAAGTACTAAACACAGTGGGTGTTAAAGCAATTGGCACAATGTCTAAAGATATGTGGGACAAAAAAGAAGCACCATATATTAAAGAAGCTGCAAAGATTAAAATGAATGCTCTTGATTGGGGTAAAACAACAGCTGAAAGAAATGCTAATCAAGATAAGTACGATGCACTTGAAACTGAAGAAGAGCGCGAAGAATTCTTAAGACAATTAAAGAATGAATCAGTAGTTAATGAAGGTAAGCACGATGCAATGCTAGACCAATTAGCAGAGCTTGTTAAAGATGTAACGTTTATGAACATCGGTCTTAAGCTTAAAGAAGCGGGTATCAAGTATGATTTCTCAACAGGTATGATGCCAATGTATCAACTGAAAAAGTACCCAATCGCTATTCTAAACAAAAAGTATGTTGAAAAAGGTGATAGAGAAGTTGGTGATATTGCAATCGGTGTACTTGAGTCGGTTACTACGGAAAACGCTGAATTAGTTACAGAAGCATTCAAGTCTTCAAAGCTAAGAAACCTTTTAACAATGAGAGGTGCTGACGGTAACGCAATTAAAAGTTTAGCTAGAGCATTTTACGGTTTAACTAAGTACAAACTAGACGAACTACCAGATGCAGCGTTAAGAGATGTTGACCCTCAAACAGCGTACAAGTCTTACCAAAAAGATAATGAATTTGCAGTATTCTATATTGCAGATAACGAAAAAGAAAATCCTTACGGCGACAGTGACTGGGAAAGCAAAATTCAACCAGGTATTATTGGAATTACAAGAGGTAAAGAATTCTTAGGTGCAACACACGATACTAAAAAGATGCCAGCGACACTTATGAAAGCTGCTTCAGATAATGCAGTTGGTGGTGATAAAAGATACTCTGGTTACGGTGCTACAGGTATTTACAATATAAAGAGAGCGGCGGAGCTTGCAGATAGAGCAGTTGTTGTATGGCTTAATAATGATGTATTCAAGTCTACTGATAAAGTAGAGCAAAGAGCCGATGCTAAATCAGGTGCTATTGCATTTAAATCTGATAAAGAGTTTAAAGATGCTAACATGTATAGATACAGAGAAATTTTAGCAACTAAAGCTTCTAAACTTCCTTTAGATAAAATGGTTGAAAAAGCTATTAATGATTTGTCTGCCCAAATTAAAGATGGTTTAGCTAAAGGTGAATTTACACGTTACGGTGATATTCTTATTGGTAAAAACAAAAAGGGTAGTGATGTTAGAATGAGAGATGCTTCTCAACATATGTCAAACATTTTAGATGCATACAGTAAATACGTAAGCTATACACAAGAGGCGAAAGAAGAAAAAGACAAGGGATACTCATCAGGTTTCTATGAAAAAGAAGCTAAAGCTTATGCTAAGAGAGTT